ACACGTGCTCCGAGCTTGAGCTTGCGATCCACTGCCTCGCGGCCAAGGCCATCATCGACAAGTACCGCGCGACGGCGGTGCCGGTGGTGGCGTTCTGGAACCTGCTCGGGGAACTGATCGAGCACGCGCTCTACAAGGGCAACGAGTACCAGCACAAGTGCCTGACCTTCCGCAAGGAAGAGATCGTGTTGCCGAGCGGCATGAGTTTGAGGTATCCTGACCTCAAGCCAGAGGACGGACCGAAGGGTCGCGTTCAGTGGACCTATGCCGACGGGCGCAACGGCAAACGCTCCAAGCTCTACCCCGGCAAGATCTGCAACAACGTGACTCAAGGCACGGCGCGCTGCGTGATGACGGACGGCATGCTCCGCGTCGCGAAGCGCTACCCTGTGGTGGGCACGGTACACGACGAACAACTCGCCGTGGCACCTGCAGCAGAGAAGGACGAGGCCAAAACGTGGGTTTTGGCCCAGATGATCACGACCCCGTCATACCTGCCGGGGATACCACTCAACGCAGACGTTGGAGCGAATGAAAGATATGGACTTGCAAAAGGATGACATAATTGACTACGCTATGCCCTTGCTCAATATCGAGAGCATGGCGAGAGAGATCCACGACTTGTGCCTTGAGCACAAGTATGGAGAAGCCCAGGAGGTCGCACGCCGCCTGAACGCAGAAACGCGTGTGCTCGTGCATACGCTACACATCATGGAAGAAAAGGAGCAGCATGCATATCCCAAAATCGTTCAAGCTCAGCAACATCCCGTATCAGGTCAAGCTGACTGAGCACATCCGAGGCCCGCGTGGCGTGATCGGTCGCGTTGACTACGTGGCCCGCAACATCAAGATCGCTACCGTCAACTACTGGACCGGCAAGCCATTGCCGACGGAGGAGATGAGCGATACGTTCTGGCATGAGGTCACGCACGCCATCTTGAACGACATGAACAGCCCGCTGTGCAGCGACGAGATTTTCGTCACTGCGTTCGCAAATCGACTCAACGAGGTGGTTCTAACCGCCAAGCTCTAATGGACATCAAGCCCATCACGTGGTCACACTCTGCGCTCAAGAAATACGAGCAGTGCCCGCGCCAGTATCACGAAGCAATCGTGCTGAAGAAGTATCCGTTCAAGGATACGGCCCAGACGATCTACGGCAAAGACCTACACAAAGCGGTGGAGCTTTACGGCAGGGACAACACCCCCATGCCGCCACAGTTCGCGTTCGTCCAGCCGGTGGTGGACGCGCTGCTCGCCAAGCCTGGGCGCAAATTGTTCGAGCACGAGATGGGCATCACGCCTGACCTGCGGCCCTGCGCCTTCGACTCCAAGGAGCGCTGGGTGCGGGGCATCGCAGACCTGCTGATCATCGACGACGACAACCTCACGGCCCGGGTCGTGGACTGGAAGTCGGGGAGCCACAAGTACCCTGACTACGATCAACTCCGGCTGATGTCGCTGATGGTCTTCGTGCATTTCCCGCACATCAGGCGTGTGAATTCCGCGCTCATGTTCGTCGTCAAGAACCACATGGCCAAGCACCGCATGGACCGCGACGAAGCAGATGCAGCGTGGCAGGACTACCGCGAGCGCGTGGCCAAGCTGGAGGGCAGTTTCGCGCACAGTGTTTGGAACCCAAAGCAGTCGCCGCTGTGCGGCTGGTGTCCGGTTCGAGAGTGTTCGTTTCATCCCAACTGAGGTACATCATGGCACGAGACTACAAACGCGAGTACGAACTGTTCCAAGGCAAGCCCGAGCAGATCAAGAAACGGGCCGAACGTGTCAAGGCCCGCAGACTGATGGAGAAGGTAGGCGCGGCGAAGAAAGGTGACGGCAAGGATGTGGACCACATCCGCCCCCTGAAGAGCGGCGGAACGTCTGCGCGAAGCAACCTGCGCATGCGCAGCAGGAGCGCCAATAGAAGCGACAAGAGTTGAACAACAACGGAGCAAGCATGGAAATAGTAGAAAACAAACTGCTGGTATTCAAAACCAGACACCCGCATCGCTACAGCCTGATCCCCAAGAGCAAGGCCATCCCGAGAACTACCGGCGGCTACGACGTCGCCGTGTACTGGGGCCTGGACGAAGTCCGGGTGCTGCGGAACCTGGGCGTCAAGGACGTCCCCTCGCCCATCTACGGGCGCTACGACTGGCCGGGGCGCTACACGCCCATGGCCCACCAGAAGGAGACCGCGTCCTTCCTCACGCTCAACAGGCGTGCCTTTGTGCTGAACGATCCCGGCACCGGCAAGACCATGGCCGCGCTGTGGGCTGCGGACTACCTGATGAAGCGCGGAGAGGTTCGGCGCTGCCTGATCCTGTGCCCGCTGTCGATCATGCACACGGCCTGGATGCAGGATATTGGCAACTCGATCATCCACAGGAGCGCGGTGGTCTGCCACCACTCGCAGGCGGCACGCCGCATCGAGCTGGTCCAGCAAGACTTCGAGTTCGTCATCTCGAACTACGAGGGGGTCGAGATCATCGCTGACGAGATCCGCAACGACGGCAGGTTCGACCTGATCATCGTTGACGAAGCGAACGCGTACAAGAACCCGCAGACCGCACGGTGGAAGAAGCTGGCCGCGATCATCCGGCCAGAGACGCACCTGTGGATGATGACGGGCACGCCCGCTGCGCAGTCTCCCCTGGACGCGTACGGTCTGGCCAAGCTCGTGAACCCGAAGAACGTGCCCGCGTTCTACACCGCATGGCGCGACATGGTCATGCAGAAGGTCACGATGTTCAAGTGGGCGCCCAAGCGCGACGCAGCGGACAAAGTCTTCAGCGCCCTGCAGCCCGCGATCCGCTACACCAAGGCCCAGTGCATGGACCTCCCGCCCGTTGTCACGGCCACACGCGAGGTGCCGCTGACACCGCAGCAGGCCAAGTACTACAACGCGCTCAAGACCGCGATGGTGGCGCAGGCCGCAGGCGAGACGATCACCGCAGTCAACGCCGCCGCTGCGCTCAACAAGCTGCTCCAGATCAGTTGCGGCGTGGCCTACACCGACAACCACGAGACGGTCGAGTTCGACGCCACGCCCCGGCTGAACGTGCTGCTGGAGGCCCTGGAGCAGACGGAGCGCAAAGTCATCGTGTTCGCGCTGTTCCGCGCAGCCATCTCTACTGTCAACAACTTCCTCAACAAGCGCGGCTACGCATGCGAGGAGATCCACGGCGGGGTCACGGCTGGCCAGCGGGCGGACATCATCAAGCGCTTCCAGACCATGCCAGAACCGCGCGTGCTGGTCATGCAGCCCCAGGCCGCAGCGCACGGGATCACGCTGACAGCGGCGGACACGGTGGTCTTCTACGGCCCCCTGATGAGCGTGGAGCAGTACACCCAGGCCATCGCCCGGGCCGACCGCAAGGGGCAGGACTCGGACAAGGTGACCGTCATCCACATCCAGGGCTCGCCCGTGGAGCGCAAGATGTTCGCAGCCCTGGCGGGCAAGGTCGATGACGCCCGCCTGCTCGTGGACCTGTTCAACGAAGAACTTAAAGAAAGGGGGTTGCCAGACGCCAAAGGCCGTGTGTAAAATCTTTGACAAGCGGGCTAAGTGACCCGTGACACGAAAGGAGTAAGCATGGATCAGAACGAAGAAGCGGACGCCGTGCCGCTGGACAAGCTGGTTCGCATCTACATGAAGATGCGTGCGAAGCTGTCGGAACTCGACGCAGAAGTCGAGGCCATCAAAGAGCAACAGCAGGTGATCAAGAACGAGATCAAGGACCGCATGCGTAGCGTCGGCGCCAAGTCGATGAAGACTGCACACGGTACGGTCTCGCTCACCGAGAAGACGCGCTACTACACCCAAGACTGGGACTCGTTCAAGCGCTTCGTCATCGAGAACGATGCTGTTGACCTGTTGGAGAAGCGCATCGCGCAGACCAACATGAAGTTGTTCTTGCAAGAGAACCCTGCAATGGTTCCCCCGGGATTGAACTCGGACACGGAACTCGACGTTTCCATCCGCAAAGCTGCGGCGTAAGGAGCTATTCACGTGAGCAATGTTGCACTTTTCTCCCCCTCCAACGTCCCTGCATTCGCCAAGAAGCAGGAACTGTCGGCACTGGCCAAGTCGCTTGCGGGCGGCGGCGCTGGTGGCGGCAAGCGCGTGTCCATCAAGGGCGGCGTGTTCCGTCTGCTGGTGGACGGCAAGGAGATCGCGGCCATCGAGGAGCGCTACCTCGACGTCGTGCTGGTGAACGCCGCACCCAAGATCGGGCGCACGTTCTACATGAAGCAGTACGACGGCGACACGCCGAGCGCCCCGGACTGCTGGAGCGCCGACGGCGAGAAGCCCGATGCGACCGCAGCGAACCCGCAGGCGTCGAACTGCGCAAGCTGCCCGCAGAACGCCAAGGGCTCGGGGCAAGGCGACAGCCGCGCCTGCCGGTTCAGCCAGCGTCTGGCGGTGGTGCTGGCCAACGACATCGAGGGCGATGTGCTGATGCTGCAGGCCCCTGCGGCGTCGATCTTCGGCAAGGCCGAGGGCGAGAACATGCCGCTCCAGGCATACGCCCGGTTCCTGGCCGCGCAGAGCGTGTCCCCCGAGACGGTGGTCACGCGGATGAAGTTCGACACCAAGGCCGAGTCGCCCAAGCTGTTCTTCAAGGCCATGCGCTGGCTCACCGAGGAGGAGTACGCCATCGCTGTGGAGAAGGGCCAGAGCCCCGAGGCCAAGCAGGCGATCACGATGACCGTGGCGCAGATGGACAAGGTGCCCGCGCCGATGGCGCTGGAGGGCGCGCCGCCCAAGGCGGCGATGAAGCCCGCACCGACCCCTGCACCGGCACCTGAGCCCGCGCCTGCTCCCGCTGCTGTCGATGATGACGAGGCACCGCCGCCTGCTCCGCGCCGTGGCCGTCCGCCCAAGGCGGTTGCGGAAGCCCGCAAGGCCGCAGAAGCCGCCGCAGAGGAGCCGCCCGAGCCGGTCGTCCAGCGCACGCCTGTCCCGCCCCGCCCCGCGATGCCGACGCAGCTTGCCAAGCTCGCGGAAGATTGGGATGATGAGTGAGTAACTGGGGGCGGCAATGCCGCCCCCTTCGCAATATGCCGTACTCAATCGACACCATCCACCGCATCAGGAAAGGACCGCGCAACCTGGGCAACACGCTCGGGCGCATCGCGGTCGATCTTGATTTCTCCGTTCAGCGTATCGCGAAGGCCACCAACGCTACGCGTCAGACCGTCTACAACTGGATGTCTGGTGGCGAAGTGATGGGCGCCTACCGCCCGGTCGTTGAGCGCTTGATCAATATACTGCAGCAAGCACAGACTGCAGACAAAGCATGGGAAGCAGCATGTCAGGAATTCAACCTTCGAGCTTGACACCTAGCGAGTTGGTGCGTTACGCGGAATTGGCCAACGTCAACGGCCTGCCAAAGCATTGGTGCCAGGAACTCATTGCCGTGCTCGCCGCATACGTCCTCAAGTACGGCGACGCAGCGGTAGCAGAGCCCCAAGAGCAAACGCCCCTTTTCTGAGGGGAGCCGCTCTTCATGGAACCGCAAGAGTTTCTTGCGGCGGTATTGCCGCCGCCAGGGCACGGCTATTACTGCGCCGTCGCGCTGCCAAGCAAAATACAGAAGTTCAGCGAAGACATCAGCTACGTCAATGCATACGCCCAACGCTGGGCAGAGCAAGGCAAGGACGCGTACTTCGCGCTGGCTACATTCAGGGAGGAGGGCTCCCGCGAAGCGGTGAACGCCGCATTCATCAAGTCCGTGTTCATCGACATGGACGGCTACACATCCAAGAAGGAGGCGGCATCTGCACTGAGCGCTTTCCTTGAGCGCACCGGTCTCGACGCGTTCGGCACGCCGTGGGTGGTGGCCTCGGGCGGCGGGCTGCACTGTTACTGGGCGCTGGAGGCGCCGGTCGAGATTGCGCAGTGGAAGCCCGTGGGCGAAGCGCTGAAGCGCCTGTGCAAGCAGGAGTCTCTGGCCATCGACATGACCGTGCCTGCCGACGCAGCCCGCGTGCTGCGCGTCCCGGGGACACGGAACTTCAAGCCCAAGTACCCCGAGCCCCGGCCTGTCAAGCTGCTGGTCGAGGGCTGCA